GAAGTATGAGAAAAATGGTTTGTCTGTGCGGCAAGGGCTGGGCCAAAAATGTTTAAATCCATTGACGATTGAGCAACAGCAAAACTTCCAGCATCAAAATTGGTTTGCGCGGTATTTTTGTAAACTGTCCAAGCGGTTGCGTTTAACATTTCTGCCGCTTGAGTGTTGTAGTTAGTTGTAGCCGCAACGCCACCGACGCGATATTGCGTTGTAACCGCCGAACCGCCAGTTGCTGTTCCAGTAAGTTTGATCAAATAGTTTGTGTAATCGCTTGTAAAAATATTGTCAATAGTAATTACTGACGCGGAAGTGAAAGCCGTCTGAACTTTTACTTCCCACATTCCGATTGCGTTCATCTGTGCAGCAGTAAGAACCTGTCCTGCAACAAATACTGGTGGGGTAGCCATAGTGTCTCCTATCCTAAAACATTCTCTGCGTCAAGTGTGCCATAGGTGACGTTGTCCAGTATTAGTTCATAAACAATGGTAGTTGGGGCTGTTGACAGCATTATATGGTGACCTGACCCAACGGTGATGGTGTGTTCAATGCCTTCCACAGATAGTTCCTGGGCTAGTTCACTAGTACCAGATCCGCTAATAAACGTTTTTTTAACGGTAATTGTGTCACCAATTTCTATGGCTGCGACTGTGTCCCGTTGGGCTGTAGTCAACATTAGGAAATCGGTTTCAACGCTTGTATATCGTGCTTCAGGTTCAGCGTTGAGCAAATAACTAGCTGCGGTATCAATGTCTGTTTGCTGGTGTAGCAGGCTGTTTGTGATGCTGTTTGTTTGTATGAAATAGGTGGCAATGGATCCTGCGTCTGTGGCTGTCGCGGTGTTGCCGTTTAGGCCTGTGACTACCGCGCGGTTTATTACTGCGTCAGCCTCAAAACTGATACCAACGCCGTTGTAGGGAATGTTTGTTCCATCGTCATGAAAATCTGCAACGCTGCCTGAAAGGGTGTTCCCGATCCTGTCCTGGAATGTCAGTTTTCCTTCGGCGCTCATGAACAGGCGGCCAAATTCTGCGGTGTCGTTGATTTGGCTGATGTATTGCAGAACGTTTGTTCCTGCTGGAACCGTGTAGTGGCTGTCGTGTCCTAGTTGAACGGTGCCTGTGGAAATGTCACGGTCTAATGCTGGGAAATCTACTTCGGGCAGATCCAATACGGTTTCAATTCGCGCACCTGATAGTTCTGCTGATGGATTGAATTCGTCTAAATATGTTTGCGCTAATAGATAGAACTGGTCTGCACAGTAAACCGTGACGGTGTCAAGGGTGAACGAAAAGTTGTAGTCATAGTTGACGATGTAACCCTGAAACAAAAACTGTGCTGTGTCGGTGTTGTCGTAGCGGATCAACCTGACCTGGCGCATAGGTGCCAATCCTGGCTTTGCTTCAGCGGTGTCGTAATACGGGCTATTTTCATCAAATGGGTTGAATACCCCATCAGCCAACGTGTCGTTCAAAGTAAATGACATTGTGCCAGCGCTAAATTGGTCACCAATATCACGCCTACCGCGCTTGACTGAAACCCCAATACAGCCTGACATTACGCTGGCATATTCGCCCTCACCGTCTAACAAGTAAGTGCTGTCTAACACTCCGCGTATTGGGTCATCAAGTGTGAACGCGTTGACGGAAAACCCTGTGGCTACCTGTAGGTCATAGTTGCCGCTGTCAATTACTGCTACGCCTGGCATTACGCCACCTGAATGTTTGCTGGGCCTGCGCTGCGATTGTAGGCGCGTATCGCGTTGACAATGGCTTGACCAATTTCGGCGCTGGTTGCCAATCCACCATTTACGTTGACGGTAATACCGCCGCCCATATCGCCCATTTTGCTAAGCGGGATAATGGCTTCTGGTCCCGCCTCACCAATCATTCCGATCAGAGGCTGGGTAACAATTCCGCCCTCTGCAAAACGTGGTATCCCGTTACGGCCTGCGGTTGGTTTCGCTGCTGCTGGTGCGCCAACGGTTGGCAAATCCACATGGCTGATTGTGGCTACGTTGCTCAAAATTGGGATTGAGTTATATGCCCTGATGATTGCGTTGACTGCCATGATGGCACCGTTTACCATGTTTTCAAATGTTCCCAAAATGATATTGATGATGCCGTTGACACCTGTTTTGAACCATTCAAATTTCGCATATGCAGCAACCAATGCGGCTATCAGCAATGCAACGCCTGCAGCGATAAGGCTGAATGGGTTTAGTGCCATAGCAATGTTTGTTGCAACAATGGCAGCTGCTACCACGCCAATGGCGGCGGCAATAGCCAAAAACACTTTGGGGTTATCTTGCGCCCATTTAGCAAATTTATTTATGATCGGTAAGACAGCCTCAACTACTGGCAACAGGGCAGCGCCAATGCTTTCTGTGGTTTCGTTCAATGAGTTTTTGAGGATTTTCATTTGGCCTGCGGCGGTGCCTGCAGCCTTAGCGGTAGCCCCACCAAATGTTCCGCCTAGAACGTCCATGATTTGGTTTAGGTCTGCACCGTCTTTTATTAGGGTTGACATTTCTGGGGATAGTGCTTTTAGGCCTTTATAGTTTCCTGCATAGGCTTTTGACAGGGCATCTGAAACTGTGCCTAAATCTTTTCCTGTGGCTGTGGAAATGTCCATTGCCAGCGCTAATCCCTCTTGCGCTTTGCTTATGTCTTTAGTTCCGCGTACAAGGCTGGCTAATGCTGGGCGTAGTTCATCGTCAGCAATACCGCTTGCCATAGCCATTTTGGAAATCATGGTTTCGGTTGCAGCCACCTGTGCATCAGTAGCGCTTGCCGATATTGACAATGTGCGCGCCAATTCAACCTGTGCAGCCTGGTCATCAATGGCAGCCTGTGTGGCTTTACCTAACGCAAAACCCAACGCGCCAATAGCAGCAGCTGCAGGGACAGCGGCTTTTTTGATTGCATAACCAGTCTTTTTTCCTACGCCCTCTAGGCTTTTGAATTCGTTTACAGCCTTATCTAGGCCCTTGCTGTCAAATTCGCTAATGATCGGAATTTTGATTGCCATTACATCACCAGATTTCTGTTGACAGCGTCCATTACGCGTTCAACCAATTCAACCATGTTTTGTTCAACAGCGCGCGCATTGCGGTCATATGCGGGCCACATAACGCGTGACGGTAAACCAAATTGCAATGTGAGTGCTGAAATGAAACGTGCGCCCTGGGAATTGGATCCACCCTTTTTGCCTGCCATATCAATGATGGCGGCTGCAGGATCTTTTTGAATAATGCTGATCACGCTGGAATTGCGTTTGCTGGTATCTACTTTGACAGCAACACCACGCTGGGCTTTCTGTTGGCTGTACGGGAATTTAGGGTTGCCGCGTTGTGTCCATGCGCGTTCCATACCAGAAAGTAAACGTGGCGGATATGCAGCCTTTGCATCGTCCACCGCTGGTTTGGCTAGGTCTTTGGCTTCCTTGTTTACGATCTTTCGGAAATCAGGTTCCACCTGGCGTAATTCTTTCAACGCCTCTTTCAATCCGTAAACCTCAATTTGTGCGGTGGCGCTCATCGTTTTCCCTTGTTTTGCTTATTCAACACAGTAATGACTGTTTGCAAATCCTGGGTGTCAAATTCAATGTGTGGCGGCCACCAACCGACAGCCACTAAAACTTCCGCTAATTGGCGGCGGTAGGTGCCGCGTCCGTAGGGTTTGGGTTTGTTGTGTCCACCGCTTCAATGTCCATGTTGGGGTTTTGTTTCAACCATTCAGACCATGTTGGTGGCATTGTTTCGCCAGCCAATTTGTATAAATGGAACGCCCAGCAAACCATGTCATTGACACCGATGCCACGCCCGTCTGAAACTTTGCGGTTTTCTGATTTTTCCCATTCGCTGATCACCAACAGGTTTGTGGTGACTTCACGCGGTGGGGTGTTTTCGTTCAGGGTTACGCGTAGTTTGATTTTCATTTCAATCCTTCCGTCTAGTTTGTTTTATTGAAATTTATGCGGTTATCAACGCTGTAAACGCCACCCGTGAATGTCAAATCAACGGTGTTCAATTCGCCCAACGATGAATTGACTACTGGCAAACTTTCCAAATAAGTGTTTGTCAAAACAAATCCTGGGTTGGTAGCGCTGTCACCTGATCCGTATGCAGGGTTTACCTGAACGGTGCATTTCGTTCCAACCAATGCAGCTAGTGATGCGTAGGTTTCTGATGCTGCATAGGACATATACATGGTTACGGTCAATTCGTTGTTTTCCAATCCG